GGTTTAGCAACAGCATCCAGTTGTGATCTTAGATACACTGCCAGTCTCGAAACATTTATTCTGTCCAAGGCTGAACTTGCTGATGTTTTAGTCAAGTTACCGAAGTTAACGATTCCTGCACCTGAGAAGAAAGTGATTGGGTTCACTTTGACCTCGTGCATTGAATCTCTCACTGACTCCGTAACAGATATTGTTTGGAACTCTCCACTTGTTGTGTCAATGTAACCAACCGATGTGGCATTGTCAACTACACCTCTTCTTGTTCCTGATGGTGCGAACCATGGGAAAGCGATGTTGTCGTTGTTTGCCAGTGTTCTCAACATCATGTGTGATGGTGGAACAACAATTGATTTACCTGCGTTGTCTGTTGTCAAACCAGATGGATAAAACACACCCAAGTAGTCACTTGAGCTTACTAATCCGTCTTCACCGTTGTCCAGTGCCGCCGCTGTGTTGTTAGCCCAGTTCTGTATAGCAGTTGACGTACCCTCTAATCTCAATGGTGTGTCACCAACTACAAACGCTGTGTTGTTTCTGTCTGTGTTTAAATTGATCATGTTTGACATTAACTCTGGGTAACCAGGAACAGCAATTACATTGAAGCCTCTTTGGTCTTCTCTGATTGCTTGGTTGGTGTCAATCTCTGATTTTAATTGTTCAACGATCACTTTTCTCTGTGCTTTTCTACCGAAAGAACCAGAACCGTCTGCGTTGTTGCTTGACTTGGTCACCCATCTATCTGGGAAGTAAGTACCAACAGATTCGTTACTTGCTCTGATGTTACCTAAACCAGCTGATCCTGATCCTGGATATTTCACAGTTGTGATGTAACTGTTTTTGTATTCCTTGATGTTGTAACCTGAACGTCTAGTGTTCCAAAGCAATATACCCTGTGGGTATAAATTTGGATCTGGAGCATCCGGGTCTAGGAATCCATCGCTCAATAAAGATTTGATTGTGCTGGCTGTACCTGCACCTCCTGTTGCCAATGAATCTGCCTTGTCTGCCGCTGTGTGGTATCTAGCATCCGCGAACACAACACCGTCTTCTGTGGTTTGGTCTGCTTTGTCAACTAGTTCCCACGCCGCACCAGAAGTGGTCACTGCCACTTGGTTTGCTGTGTTTGTGGAACTTATTGTTGCTGACGTGTTGTACTTGTAAAGTTTTGGATAGTTCTCAAGATCACTTGTGTCAATCCATAAGTCATTATTTACAAGTGCAGTACCATCTGACTGTGTAGTTGGTGCTGTCGCTTTGAATTGTGGACCATTTGGATCTGTGGTTGCGTATGCAGTTGCATATCCAACCCAAGTCGTGCCGTTGTGTGCCATGATGTCTGCTTCGTCTGTCGCAGTGTGATACCATAATGTGCCGTCTGCTGGCTCGTTACTTGGTGCACTTGTTGAAGCAGTGTAACTCAATCTCTTCCAGTTACTTGCCATGATACCTGTGTTAGCACTTGAGTCAAGGCTCTCACCTGTTGGTAGATCATACAAGTTGTCGATCAAAGTTGAACTGTTCGCTGTGTATGTTCCATAACTGTGTGCCGTCGTTGCACTGAAACCTGCATCTGCTAATGGTGTTCCCGATGTGTCGAACATTCTGAACTCACCGCCCAGTTTGTGTGTCATGACAATCGCACCAGCAGTTGTCTTGGTTGCTGAAACGTTTGTTAGGCCTGCACCGTTAACTGCCGCAATAAAGTCATCAGCACCAGTACCACCTAGTGTTACTGTTACTGCACTGTTTAATGCTTCTTGGTTCTTCACTGATTCTTGTATTGAGAAAGTCTCTGAACTCGTGAAAGTTGGTGAAGTTGAATTACTAGTAATTGTAGTAGCACCGCCTTCGTGTCTGAATAGTTGGAAGTCTGCAACATTTCCAGTTGTGTCTACTCCACCTAAATCATTAGCACCCATGCTTTCTTCAGTTACATTGTATTGTGCGTACAATATGCCTGTGGTTAATGCAGTTCCGCCGTTCGCTGGATCTAGGTTGTAGATCGCTGAGTGGTGTGTAGCATAAAGTGGACTAGCAACTGTTGAGAAACTAGCACTTGATGTGCTGTAAAGTTTAGCAACAAGAGCCGCACCTGCGTTTGCAGAAGTAGTCTTGAACCAAACAGAACCATTGGGTCTGTTCTCGTCTGCTGTTTTCCAAGTTGGTCTGTTAGTGTGGCTTTCTTGAAGAAGTTTCGCACCATTTTTCACACCTGCTGTGATTCCAAGGTCTGCCAATAGTGTTCCTGTTCGTGCTTCGAATCTAATTGTATTAGCACCACCTGTTGAGTCACCTAGGTTTCTACCATTGTGGAAGATTTCTAAGTTACCTGTCGTGCTGTTTACACTTGCTGTCACGTTAGTGACGCTTGATCCGATCACTGCCGCAACGTTTGCCAGTGTTGTACCACTTGTTGTGATAGTCACACCGTTCATTGTCATTGTGTGACCACTTGTAACTGTAGTCCCTGAAGCAACTGTCACCACCGGTAAAGATGTGTGCCATGTTTCTGAACCAACCTGTACCCAAGTGTTACTTGCTGTCTTCTTGTAGATCTTGTTAGTAACGTGTGTTGTGTTGATTGCGTAATCTCCAATTACACCGATTGAAGTTTTTGGTGCACCAGTTGAAACACCGCCAACTAGGTCACTTGTTGAAGTGATAAGTGTTGGAGTAATTGTTGTGAATGTTTGATTAGTCTGTGACCACTCAAATAAGCCGTAACTGCTTGATGCAAGGTCAAACCAGTATGTGCCATCTGTTGGCGCCGCCGTTGGTGCTGTTGCACTTCCGATCATTTGTGCTGTGTCCACATTCGCTCTTAGGATGTATGCTCTGTTGGCAACTCCTAGGAAACTATATGCCGCTTGTAGGCCATATTCGTTTAACTCATAACCGTTCAGGCTGTTTCCTGATGCGTCTGTGTAGAATTTCGGATCTCCGAAAGTCTCTGTTAATTCTCTCTGGGACGAGATCAAGTAAGCAGTGTTGGCGGTAGCAGTAGTTGTTCCTACAGCCGTTCCGTCTCCCGCTCCATTTGATTTGTCCTGTGATGATGCTACTATGAATAGTGGTGTTGTACCCGCATCTGATGGTACATAAAAGCTCTCATTTATTACTGAAACTTCTACTCCTGGTGATGTCAATGCCATTTTTCGTATTCTCCTTGCAAGTTACGTATATACTAGAGTTATTTATTCAATCATACGGTTTTGCTGACATAATTTACCGTTTTCTTGGTGCCTATATAGGCGACGTAAATACACACATGCAGTACAAAGACAGACCGTTGTGTAAGGAGTGTAAGACCAAGCCCAGGGCATATGGCTACAAAAGATATGGTAGGATATATTGGCGTAGTCGATGTGACACCTGCATCAGGAAACGTGCCGGCAAGCGGATTGGAGGTGCAACTGCGTTGCAACGTTCAGGATACAAGAAACACCGGAAGTGTGAACTGTGTGGTTTTAAGGCCCAAGATAAAGTTCAACTGGATGTGTTATTTGTAGATGGTAATCTAAGGAATACTGTTAGTACCAATCTAAAAACTGTTTGCGCCAATTGCCAGAGGTTGGGTAGCACCCGTAGACTTGGATGGCGTGTTGGTGATCTTGTTGCTGACGATTAGATCGTCTATTTTTGCATACAAGTCTTCTTTTGTATTGTTGTTTTCTATGACGAAATCAAATTCTTCTCTTGCCCATGCGTATTCTGAACTGTGTATGTTTTTGGGTTGTATGTTTCCTTCGACGTAATTGACAAACCAGTCAGGATCTGCTCCTCTTTTGACAAGTATGATCTTGCCACCTTGCTCTCTTATTTGTCTTACTTCATTGGGGAATCGTGTGTCGGCTATCACAGTATCTTTGCCTTTGTATCTGCCAATACAACTGTCTACCCATATTCCGTCGTACATCTGACCACGCATCACTTCCGTGCCAAAGTACTGCAACACCCATCTTGGCGTGGTTGGCCTTCCAAATTTTTCACTCCAAAATTCGTCTGGTTGTTCTCGCCAGTGCCTGCTTGATTCTGTATCTCCTTCTAGCATGTTTCTGTCCCAGTTGAACATGGACGCTACGGCATCTTTCAGACTCTTGGCGAAACTGTCTTTCTGATATCCATGTTTTTCTACAAGTCTATCCGCGACTGTTCCTTTACCACAACCGATTAAACCTACTACACCTATCAACATAGGTTTATTATACTATTTTTTTAGACGTTTTTCAATCTCTTTTTTGACATCATGAATCTGTGTCAATACCAGTCTACGCATACTCAGTTTCTTTTCTTTTAAGCAATGAATAGAGATGTTTTCTAAATCATCAACCATATCGGCTAATTCATCTATCGTGCATTTGGTAAGTTTTTTATATTTGGAGTTTATCATGACACACGTATTTAAAACGATTTGGTCCGATATTAACCAATAACAAAACTATGTGGTGTTCCACCTTCTTGGTAATTTCCTATGTCTGCTTCCAGTCTTTCGATCTCTGCCTGGCCCTCATTCTTCAATGCATCACCGTTCAGTGTTGTGCCACCCTGTGGACCTGCTATGGTGTTGAACTTACCCCTTGCTTCGCCTAACATTATTTTAGACACGGCAAGCGTGTAATCTCTGATCCATGGTTTAGAGTAGATGTCTTTGAACAATGTGATATCAGGTCTGAAGTTGTCTGTGTGCATCAAAATAGTTTCGTCATCTGCTCTGGGTTTTTGAGTTATAGTTAATTTCTTTGTTGCCACATCAAAATGGAACTGTATGAAACTTCCAAACATTTTTCCTATCATCTCTTGGTACGAAGCAAATGCAAAGTAAGTGGCCAATCCGCCAGTTGCCCCTGCCCTCAGTAAGTATGTGTTTGTGTAGGCTAGATTGAACGGTTCAAACAATGTTCCGCCTTCCCCGCCTTCTGTTCTTGATCCGACCGATCTTCTATTTAAATTCCTAACATTTATGATCTCGTCTGGCAGTATATAAGTATTTTGATTTTTCTTTAGTTCAAGAAAAGCATATGATTCTTCCACTGCATTCGAAGATCTCTGTCTGAATTTATTAATGGCCCTCTCCAGCGCCGTTTGATAGTGTTTAGGGTCTAATT